GCACGCGGCCATCGCGGCCGTAGGTTCCGTATGTGGCGTTTGTTTACGTCCGTACAACAACTGAAGCGTAACCTTCTTCCAGTTGATGAGTCTTTCATGCTGAAAACATTCAAAAAGCATAAAGCCGCCATGTTGCGACCCCCTGGTCCGATGAACACTGGACAAATTCAGGCAAGAGTCTTTCTCGATAAAGACGATCCTCGGTATATTCCCGGATTACCTATGCGGCGTGCTGCCGCTGCTAACCCTCACAACTACGTTGAGGAAGTTTCTGCAAAAATGCGGAAAGTCCTGGCTGGGTTTAAACCTACCTTACCAAAAATGATGCAACCATCAAGTTCAGCTTGCTTCGAACACAAACGCTCTAGTGGCGGTGCCAGCGCATACGTCGCTAACCGCTACGCCGAATTGTCGATGTCTCGACTTGCCAATGGCGGCAATGGTGAATTCCTGAAAATGGATTATCTACCAACTATCGGTGCTAAATGTATCTATGGGATTCCTTTCCCTGCGATTAATGGACTGCTAACTACAGCAAATGCACGTCTGTTCGCGTACCAGCTCGACCCTGTCGAGCTCGAACAGTTTCCCGACCGGGACTTTGAAACGTCTAAATTACAAGGGGACTCTGGTCCCGATAACGTTTCATGCCGTGTAGCCGGTGTCAAGGAACCTGCGAAGGTTCGTACTGTGACAGCTGGCGAGGCACTGCCCTATTGGTTATCGCGGTCCTTTCAGAAGGATATTCACGCATACCTACGGCAGATTCCGCAATTCTCACTCTGTGGCCAACCTATGCAGGCATGGCACCTTAAGTTCCTGGACCGACTTTCATCGGAATACGGATATTTTCAAGGTTTCACCGTCGATGGTGAACGCACAGTCTGGGTCTCAGGCGATTACTCTGGAGCTACTGATGAAATTGACATTCGTCTAACTCGAGCTTGCCACCGGATCATGATGGAAAATCTTATCCGGTCCTATCAAGAGCAAGGTTGCCCTGATGAGACTATCCTAAAGTACAAGGCCGTCCTCGACGCCTGTATCGAACCCCACGTGGTACATTACCCCGAGAACTACGTTAAAAAGGAGGAGACTCGTACTTCTACGCTCCTTCCTGGGGAACCCGACAAGGATCATGAGAATTTGGACGCGTGCGTCCAGCAGAACGGACAATTGATGGGCTCGACTCTGAGCTTTCCGATTCTCTGTATCGTCAACTTCTGCGTTACGTGGTTGGCACTTTTCCCAAGACAAGAGGACTACCGTAAGGTCCCGATTCTGGTGAATGGCGATGACGTATTGTTCCGTTGCCGTGAGTCACAATATCCCGTGTGGTGTGACCACATCAAGAATGCTGGTTTCCGCAAGAGTTTAGGCAAAAACT